TTTTCGTCGGTCAGCGCTTCGTCGGTGTAGGCCATCACGGCTTGCGGGCAGGCATCCAGCGCGTCGGCCAGTTGTGTGAAGGCACTGGGTTCGTACAAATCGTCGGGATCGACGAAGGACACCAGGGGCAATGTGCCCTGCGCATAGCCAGCGGCACGTGCCTCGCCGATGCGACCGGGAATCCCCGGCAAGACATGCAACTGGATCGGTGCGCCTTCGATGCTGGCGGTGCAGGCATCCCGCCATTCGGCGGGCTCGCTCAGGGTGAGCAGGTGAACATCGATGCGTCCTTCCATTGGCGCTTCCATCACACACCTCCCCAATACTGTCCCCAGCGCAGGCCGTAGCCTGCGCGATCCATGACCCGCACCTGGGGCTGCCAGCTGCTCAAACCATCGCGTTCGGCACTGATTTCGACTGTGATGCGGTCGCCCAGCGCACCTGCATCCAGCGCGGCCACTGCTGCCGTCCAGATAAAGGTGGTGCCGAGTAGTCCCGTTTCGGTGTGCGCCAGCACGTCATTGCGATTGCGGATACGCAGCGTGTAGGTCACGCCCAGTTCCGGGCCGATGTCGCCCTCGTCTTGCTGCACGAGGTAGGCGGTTTGCTGCGTGCGGTCGCGGTGGGCCCACGTGACGGTGATGTCACCGGCCACCACGGCAGGCTCGGTCTGGCCGTTGAGGCGGATGCGACCGGGTGGATACGGCAAAGCCTGCCGACCGGCCAGCACCATCGGCTGTCCATTGGCGGCCAACACAGCATCGCCCTGATCGGTCGATGTGCGAGGAATCGCGCCCACGAACATCGATTCGCCCGGGGCGCGTTCGGCACCTTCCGATGCCAGCCATTCGCCGACACCGATCAGCCGACTCCCCAATGCATGTGCTTGGGGTGTGGTGTCGAGCACACCGCGTGCGAGATCGATGGTCGCGTTGGCAGCATCGAAGGCCAGGACGGCAACGGCCTCTGCAATCGCCCCACTGGCATCCACCAGATAGGCGTAGTCGCCCTCGGCCAGTCTCTCCGGCTGGCTAATGGCCGTCACCGGCACGCGGATAGCATCGACCTCGCTGGCAGGCAAGGCTGTATCAAGCGTCAGCAGTGGTGCGTAGTCCTCACCCACGACGGCTGCGAGGTCGCCGCCGGATGCGCCGGTGGCCAGTTGCCAGTTCAACTGCCCGGTCCCACCGGCGGCGGCCAGCGCACCGAGATAGGTGTCCGTGTCGGTCAGGTAGGCCAGATCTGCGCGCGACAAGCGCCGGGCCAGTTCCCAATACGGCACCTCGACGGCCAGCACCAAGGCGGGGGGCAAAGGTTCGATGGTCGGATCTTCGACGTGCGGCGGCGGGGGCGACAACACGGTGTTGCTCATCCCGAACACATCTTCCATNGCTTCGATGCGCCANTCNGCCGCNCCCNAGGTGCCGGTGTCGATGCCGGTGACGCGCACCACCATCTGNTCNACACCCAAGCGCGGCCAGTTCAGCAGGAANACATCGCCCGGCAGCGGCGCACGTTCCAGCGTGTCGCGTGCCACGGTCAGACTCATCCGGGCCAGCGGCGAACCCAAGGCGCGCAGGTCACGCAAGGCCAGCCGTGCGGCCAGCGGCCCGTAGTTGACACCCGGGTAGTCGCGGCGCTGATTGATCACGCCGCCTTGCAACTGGATGGCGGCCAGGTTCTCAACCGTGACAGTCGCATCACCACCGGTTTGCCAGTCGGTGTAGACCACGGTCAGCTCATTGGGCAGTTCGCCCCATTGGGCGCGCTCGAAGCGTTCCAGCCGCACGATTTCGTCAGGCCCCAACTGCGGCAGGCTGTCGATCCAGTAGTCGTCGCGCAGCAGTTTCAGCTCAAACGTGCCTTGCTCCGGATCGGTGTAGAGGATGCCGCCGATGTGGTCGATGACCTGGCCGATGAAGCTCTCGATGGGCTGCTGGCGCGTCCAGATCAAATTGAGGCCGAAGCCCTCACTCGACAAAGCCCATGCCGCATTCCAGAAACTCCAGCCGATGGTGCTCTGCGGATAGCCCATGCCCCAATGCGGATCGGTGAGGCATTGCACCAGGATGTGCGCCGGGTTCATGCCGACGCTGATCTCACGGCCTTCGTCCTCATCCCATGTGCGCACTTCAGCGTTCCACTCCATCCACGGCGCATCGAACCAGCCCGCCGTGAAACGACGCACCCGTACCGCCCACGGTTTGATGTACGGGTTGTTGGCCGCGAACAGGATCTTGCGCGCCACCAAGGACAGCACACCTCGGAATGCCGGAATGGAACTGCCGAGGCGGCTCATCAGATAGTCGTTGCGACCTTGCCCTGCGTGACCGGAAAGCACATCAACAGTGCCGACCACGCCACCTTCACGCTCATCACCACCAAACAAGGTGGGCTTGTTGATGGAAAGACTGGTCAGCCCATGCCCGCTGGACAGTGACGCACGGTCGGCATCGCCCCACGCGGTTCGGTCACCCATCTGGATTTCCTGCACGGCATCGACGGGCCCTTGGCACAGGGCCAGATGCAGCCCCATCCGATAGCGGTAACCGACGGTTTGCTTTTTGCTGCTACCGCCCATCAGTGCTGCTCCTGCCGGATACGCGCGCGAGCGTAATCGACCACCTTCAATGCCATTGCATCGCCGGTGGAAAGCAAGATTTTGGCGTCACAGCCATCGCGCAGGAAGGCACGGAAATTCAGATCGTGACGCGCAAACCATGTGCGCGTGCCGTTCACGCACAGGCCTACGGCACGTACGTGATCGATAGTGATGACGGTCTGAGTGGTCATTTCTTGCCACCTTTCTTCTTGATCGGATCGGCTTCCAGATCGCCGTACCAGACGACGTTGGAGCCNCGCAGCAGCACGGTNCCGAACACGACGGGAATCGGTCGGCCTTCTTCTGCGGTGGGGGCATCGACGTCAGACAGGGACGCCGGTTTGGGTTCGGGCGGTTTCGGGGCGAGCGCGACCGAAACCAGCGCCGCCACCACGATGACGACGAGGTACCACATGGCGATTTCTCCAGGGATTCAGAACACGCCGGTCGAAAACGGGTTCTTGCTTGGGATGGCGGGAAAGCCGCCGTAGTTGTCGAGGTTGCCGAAGCGCGACTCGCACGTGGCCGTGCTGTGGTCGCAGCCGACCGTCAGCAGCACTTCGGTGCCGGCTTCAATGGCTACCGGATAGAGCAACTCGACGCCGCCACCGTAGTCATTGACGATCATGTGGCGGGTACCTTCCGGGGTTTGCAGCCAGCCACCGGGCAAGCCACCACTGACGCTGCTGGGCGTTCCGCCATCGAGATCGACGTTGCGGCCATTGCTGTTGCTCACCAGGGCACTGGCGGAAATGGGTGAGGCACCACAGGCAGCTGAATACAGCACGTGGGAACACTTGCGGCTGTAGAGCCGCCGCAANCCGATACGNTTGAGGCTGACNTGCGCGGACTCGCANCGAACGCGAGCGACATCGTCAGCGACTTCGATGCCCAGCACCCGGCCCATCCAGCGCGTNCCGGAGATCCACCAGTAGTCNCCCCAGGTGTCACGTCGTCCGATACGCAGGGTGATCGAGGTGGTGTCGCCGGTCAGCGAGTTGGCGAGCAGATGGCGCACGAGATCGCAGCTCGGCGGCAGTTTCAGATCCAGCCCAGCCTTCGCAGCTTCAGCTCCCAGCGCCAGTTCGTTGCGTTCGATGGNCAGGCTTGCGTACAGNTTGCCGTCCAGATCGACGTCGAATTCGTGCGGCGTCAGGTAGAACTGCGCGCTGTTGCTGGCGAAGGCGTATAGCTCGACTTCCAGTAATGGGTTCTGGCTCATCGTGTTTACTCTCCCTCGTAGGTTTGACGGTCATTGCCGCGTGGTTCGGGCAACTGGCGCGCGGTCAGGGTGATCTCCAGCAGCGTCGGGCTGTGCCAGTACAGATCGATGGCGTCGTGGTCCAGGCGGCAGCGCACGAGACGAATGACGCGNCTGCCTTCGGGCACCCAGTCGTCGAGGCCCGAGCGCAGCACCANCACANCGCCATGATCCAGATGGCAGGTCGCCGTCAGGGCGTACTGCCGGTATCCGTCCGGATGCACGATCAAGCAGGCGGCGGGGCGATGCCAGAACGCAGAGATGTCTTTGCCATCCACGCGCAGGAAGCCATCTTCGGGATCGGCTTCGACGGTCACCCACAGGATCGGGGCCAAGCCATCGGGCAGCCAGAACGCTTCCAGACGGCCTTGGGTGCGCCACAGCCGCGCCCGCCAAATTTCGATTTCATCGAGTGAGCTGGCCAGATAGCGCCGCTGCAAAGTCGTCGTCGACCACGGATCGTCCCGGCGCACCCAAGGATCTGCGAGTGATAAATCCTGGCGGGTGATCGTTGCTTGCGCGGCGGCCGTCGGATCGTCACGCCAGTTGCCATCCGGCCAGACCGGAATCTCGTCGAGCCATGGGTCATCTAGGACACCCTGGTCGGGCAATGGCGCAGGCTGGATCTGCGTGGGAATGTTGCCGCCGACCATCGCCCGGCACCCACTGCGTGAGATCGGCGGTCGATGGCCTTGCCCACACCAGGGCATGACGTGCTGCCCACGGCTGCGGCGCGTGCCAAGGTTCCAGTC